TTATTTTCTATTGATTGAAAAATAGAGGATTTAGAGAGTATATAAACCGCCTAATCCGCCTAATACGCATAAAAGAATAGGAAAATTGTTAAATGTTACAGGCTAAAAGGAGAGGTCAAAATGCTGGAAAAAGAAGTGGAGCGCTACTTGCGGGAACAGGTCAAGAAAAGACTGGGAGGCATGGCGCTGAAATTTGTGAGCCCCGGATTGAGTGGGGTGCCGGACAGGGTGGTGTTATTGCCGGGCGGAAAGATCACCTTTGTGGAGACAAAGGCCCCCGGCAAAAACCTGAGAAAGCTGCAAGAGTACGTCTGCGGGATGATCGCCGCCTTGGGCTTTGAGGTCCGGCGGATTGATACCAAGCCGGGCGTGGACGCCTTTATCCTGGAAATGGAGGCCCGGCTGTGAAGTACACACCGCATGAGTATCAAGCCTATTGCATCCAGCGGGTGGTGGAGGACCCCGCCGTGGGGCTGTTCCTCCGGCCAGGCCTGGGCAAAACCGTCATCACCCTCACCTCTGTCAACATTCTCAAGTATTTCCGCTGGCAGGTGAGCCGGGTGCTGGTGGTGGCCCCTAAAAAGGTGGCGGAGGCCACCTGGAGCAAAGAGGCCGCCAAGTGGGATCACCTCCAGCACCTCCGCATCTCCGTGGTGCTGGGGTCCACCAAAAAGCGCATCAAGGCCCTCAACACACCGGCGGACGTGTATATTATCAACCGGGAAAATGTGGAGTGGCTGGTGGACTATTACAAGCAAGCGTGGCCCTTTGACATGGTGGTCCTGGATGAGAGCACCAGCTTTAAGAACTCCAGGAGCAAGCGCTTTAAGGCCATGAAACGGGTGCGGCGCTTTGTCAAAAAGATGGTCCTGCTGACCGGCACGCCGTCCTCCAAGGGCCTGATTGATTTATGGGCCCAGGTGTATCTCCTGGACGGTGGGGCACGTCTGGGGCCCACGCTGGGGGCCTACCGGGACCAATACTTTGACCCGGACCAGCGGAGCCGGACCCAGATTTTCAGCTATAAAGCAAAGGACGGGGCAGAGAGCTCCGTGCTGGCCGCCATCGCTGATATTTGCATCTCCATGAAAGCGGAGGACTACCTGCAACTGCCGGAAAACATCTCCCATGAGGTCCCCATCCTGCTGGACAGCAAGGCCAAAAAGGCCTATGAGCAGTTTGAGCGTGACCTGCTGCTGGAGATTGACGAAAACATCATCACCGCTGGCACCGCCGGGGTCCTCACCGGGAAACTCCTGCAATTCTGCAACGGGGCGGTGTACGGCAGCGAGGGCCAGATCGTGCCGGTGCATGACTGCAAGCTGGAGGCCTACATGGAGCTGCTGGAGCGCATTGACGGGGAGCCCGCTTTGACATTCTACGGCTACCAGCACGACAGGGACCGCATCCTGGAGCGCCTGGCCAAGACCAAGCTGAGGGTGCGGGTCTACAAGGGCGTGGAGGATGAGGACGCCTGGAACAGCGGAGAGGTGGACGTGCTGCTGGTGCATCCGGCAAGCTGCGCCTATGGGCTAAACCTCCAGGCTGGCGGCCGTCATGTGGTGTGGTACGGCCTCAACTGGTCCTTTGAGCTGAATGACCAAGGTAACTGCCGCTTGTGGCGGCAGGGCTCCCCATACGACAAGGTTTTTATTCACTATCTGGTGGTGCAGGGCTGTGTGGACGAGGATGTCATGGCCACCATCCGGGACCGGGCGGACACCCATGAGGCCGTCATGCGGGCCCTCAAAGCCAGAATAAAGAAAGTCAAGGAGGATGCGAAAAAATGAGCATTGTGACTGATAAGGAGACTATTTTTGTGGATGAGCTCATCCGGAAAAACGCCCGGCTGACCGTCCAGCATGAGGCGGACCTGCTGAGGGCTGACCAACTGGTGGCAGAACTGGATGAGGTCAAGGCCGCCGTCCCCTCTGCCCAGGAGGCCTTGGAGGCTTGTGACAGAGCCCAGAACCGGGCCCGCACCGCTGAGGCAAAGCTGGCCCAGGTCAATGCCATGCTGGCCAGAGCCCTTGATGACCTGCATTTTGTCATGGCTGGCGGTGACCCCTGCAAGGTGTGTACTGTCAAGTGTGCCTTTGGTACGGGGGAGTGCAAGCCCGTGTGGAAAGGTGAAGAAAAGGCGGAAACGGAGGAGGCGGCTGACCAGTGACATTGAAAGAGCTTTCCCAGCTTTACTACCTCAACCGGGAGATCGAGATGGACCAGCGCCGCCTCCGAGAGCTGGAGGCCAGGGCCCTGCCGGGTGCCCAGGTTATCACGGGGATGTCGCACGGCTCCGGCGTGGCGGACATCGTGGGGCGCTATGCGGCGGAGATCGCTGATCTGCGGGGCATCATTGAGGCCAAGCACCAGCAATGCCTCTATGAGCGGAGCCGTCTGGAGCGTTACATTGCCGATATTGATGACAGCCTCCTCCGGCAGATATTCACCTATCGCTTTGTGAATGGGCTGCCGTGGCTCCAGGTGGCGGCCTGTATCGGGGGAAATAATACGGCTGACAGTGTACGGGTGGCGTGCAATCGGTACATAGAGAAACATTGAAACATCGGAACGGCTGAAACTTGTTCGTTTTGTTCGGTATCATGTATGCTACAATGTAACCTGCGGGTGGTGCCCATAGATGAGCATTGCCTCCTTGGTTAGCGGCGGCAGGGTGATGGAGATTGAAACCCAGACCCTTGCCGCCGTCATTTCTGTCATTTAATCGCCTTTTCCGGGCGGTTTTATCATGTTTTGGGGTGGTGAGCGTGGCAAAGCTAACTGAAAAGCAAAAGCGGTTTGTGGCTGAGTATCTGGTGGACCTCAATGCCACCGCCGCCGCAAAGCGGGCTGGGTACAGTGAAAAAAGTGCCTCCAGGATAGCTATTGAACTACTCAATAAAACTCAAGTTTCGGAGGAAATCCAAAAACGCCGGGGAGAGCTACAAAGCAAGCTGAAAATCACCCAGGAGACAGTGCTCCAAGAGCTGGCCGCCATCGCCTTTGCCAACGGGACAGACTTTGTGACAGTGACCGGGGCCGGACTGCTGGATGTCAAGCCTACCAGCCAAGTGTCCAAGGAAAAGCTTCCAGCAATCGCCGGTATCAAGTACAGCCAAAACGGCATTGAGATCAAGCTGCATGACAAGGTGCGTGCCCTGGGGCTGCTGGGCAAGCATCTGGGCGTGTTCGCCACCGGCGGAGGAGCCGCTGCCCAGGAGGACAACAACATTTTTGAGGTCATTGACCAGAGCACACGGGAGGAAATAGACACCAATGCAATACCAGAAATTGAGCCCCCGGCAGAACCTGGCGATGACGTGGTGGAATAGGCCGGGCTTTGAGGCCTATGACGGCATTATCTGTGACGGCTCCATCCGTTCCGGCAAGACGGTGGCCATGACCGTGGGCTTTATCATGTGGGCCATGTCACGCTTTACAGGCCAGAATTTTGCCCTTTGTGGCAAGACCATTGAGAGCTTGCGCCGCAACGTGACCTCCAACCTGTCCACCTGGCTGGCCGGGGTGTTTTCGTTCAAAGAGCACCGCACGGAAAACAAGATCGTGGTGAGCGCCGCCGGGCGGAGCGACAATTTTTACTTGTTCGGCGGCAAGGACGAAAGCAGCGCCGCCCTCATTCAAGGCATCACCCTGGCGGGCATCCTGCTGGATGAGGTGGCCCTGATGCCGGAGAGCTTTGTCAATCAGGCCACCAGCCGGTGCTCTGTGGAGGGCTCCAAGTTTTGGTTTAACTGCAACCCGGAGGGCCCCTCCCACTGGTTTTATCAGGGCTGGGTGCTCAAGGCCAGAAAGCGCAAAATGCTCCACCTGCATTTCACCATGGATGACAACCTCAGCCTCTCCGCCCGCACCAAGGCAAGGTACGAAAATCAATACTCCGGGGTGTTCTATCAGCGCTATATTCTGGGGCTGTGGGTGGTGGCTGAGGGCCTGATCTATACCATGTTTAACAAGGATTTTCACATTGTCCCCTCTGTGCCCCGGCCATATGACAAGTATTATATTTCCATCGACTACGGCACCAGAAACCCCACCAGCATGGGACTGTGGGGCCGTTCATGCGGCGTGTGGTACAGGATGCGTGAGTATTATTACGACAGCCGCAAAGAGGGCCGCCAGCTCACGGATGAGGAGTATTATGCGGAGCTTGAAAAGCTGGCCGATGACCTGCCCATTGCCGGGGTGATCGTGGACCCGTCCGCCGCCTCTTTCCTGGAGACTATCCGGCGGCATGGGCGCTTTTATGACATCAAGGCCTCCAACGCCGTGCTGGACGGCATCCGCAACGTGTCCACCCACCTCAAGGCTGGGGACCTGCTGATCTGTGACGGGTGTACTGACTGCATCCGGGAGTTTGGCCTCTACCGCTGGGATGAAAAGGCCATAGGCGGTGACAGGCCTGTCAAGGAAAATGACCACTCCATGGACGATGTGCGCTATTTTGTCAACAAAGCCTGGGCTCCGGCCCTTATCAGTTTTTAGCGGGGTGCTTTTATGCGTGTTTCTGTTTTGGGCGTGCCCTATGCCCTGGAATATCGGACAAAGGCCAAAGACAAGGAGCTTGAGGAGTGTGACGGCTACTGTGACACCAGCGTCAAGCTCTGTGTGGTCCGCAAATTCACGGCGGCAGAACGCCGGGAGCCTGGGAGCAAGAAAGACCTGGATGCCTATATGCGCAAGTGCATGAGGCATGAGCTCACCCACGCTTTTCTGTATGAGAGCGGGCTGAGTGTCAACGGCCTGGGCGTGGACTGCTGGCCCACCTGTGAGGAGCTGGTGGACTGGATGGCCATACAGGGGCCGAAACTATACGCCGCCTGGCAGCGGGCGGGATGTCTGTGAGGTGACATCTGTGGTAACGCTGAATTTGAGGGATGACTGCATTTTTAGAACCGGCACCAGTTTCCGCCGGGGCATGACGGACAAGCGCTTTCTGGAGCTGGAGATTACCGCATGGCTGGCCTCCAAAGAGCGCCAGCGCCAGATTGCGGGTGAGGCCTACTATGACGGGGACCAGGCGGCAGCTCACCGCAAGCGTATTGCTTTGGACGATGACGGCAAGCCGGTGGTGCTGGAGCACCTGCCCAATAATTGCCTGGTAAATAATCAGTATTCCAAGATGGTGGACCAAAAGACCAATTATTCTTTTGGCCGTCCTTTTTCGCTTGATACGGAAAATAAAGCCTATGCGGCGGCCCTGGCCACTGTTCTGGGGGCCCGTTTTCGCCGGGTCATGCACAATGTTGGCGAGGGGGCCTGGATAGGCGGCAAGGCCTGGCTTTACCCCTACTATGAGGGCGGGGAGCTGGCTTTTAAGCGTTTCCCGGCGGATGAGGTCCTGCCATTTTGGGCGGACGCTGACCACACCGTCCTGGATGCGGCGGTCCACGTCTACGCCGTGCTGGAGTATGACGAAAACGAACAGGCCAAAACGGTGGTCAAGGTGGAGGTCATGCACGGCGGGGGCGTGGATTGCTTTATCCGCAAGGATGACGGCACGCTGGAGCCGGACCCGGACGCCAATTCTGGCCCCTATATCACGGAGGTGGAGCAGGACACCGGCAAGGTGACGCCCTACAACTGGGAGCGCATCCCCCTGATCTGCTTTAAGAGCTCCCACCATGAGCTGCCCCTCCTCTCCCGTGTCAAGTGTCTCCAGGATGCCTACAATGACGTGCTTTCCAACTTCGCCAATCAGATGGAGGAGGACATCCACACCACCATTTTGGTCATCAAGAACTATGAGGGGGAAAACCTTGGCACCTTGCGCAAAAACCTGGCCACCTATGGGGTCATCAAGGTGCGCTCCTTTGAGGGCTGTGAGGGCGGTGTGCAAGCGCTGACCCTGGAGGTGAACGCCGAAAACTACAAGGTGCTGCTGGCTCTGCTCAAGGACGCCATCATTGAGAACGCCAGAGGCTATGACGCCAAAGATGAGCGCATGGGCGGCAATCCTAATCAGATGAATATACAATCCATGTATTCTGACATTGACCTGGATGCCAACGGCATTGAAATGGAGTTTCAAGCCTCCATGGAGGAGCTGCTGTGGTTTGTCAACCGGCACCTGGCCAACACCGGCAGGGGCAGCTTTGACGGCACGGAGGTCAAGGTGATCTTTGACCGGGACGTGCTCATCAATGAAACGGAGGCAATCAACAACTGCCGCAACTCCGTGGGCATCCTGTCCAATGAGACTATCGTGAAGATGCACCCCTGGGTCACTGACCCGGAGCAGGAGCTCCAGCGCATCAAGGACGAAAAAGAGGAGGAGGCCGCTGACCCCTACCGTGCCGCTTTTGAGAATAACCGGGGCGGGGGGAATAAGCCCGGCGGCTCAGGCCAGCAGGACCCGCCCATAAAGGACGGTGAGGGCGATGGCCAGACAGAGTAATGCGGACTACTGGGCCCAGCGTTTCAAGAACATGGAGGACGCCCTCCAGGACCAGTCCTTTGCCTATGTGGAAAACCTTGAGGCCCAGTTTGCCGCTGCCCAGGTGGAGATTGAGAAACAGATCGCCGCATGGTATCAGCGCTTTGCCGTCAACAATCAAATCACCCTGGCGGACGCCAAGCGGCTCCTCAACAGCGGGGAGCTGGCGGAGTTTCGCTGGACGCTGGGGGAGTACATCGCCTATGGCCAGCAAAACGCTCTTGACGGGGCCTGGATAAAGCAGCTTGAAAACGCCAGCGCAAAGGTGCATATTTCCCGGCTGGAGACCCTAAAGCTGCAAATCCAGCAACAGGCTGAGGCCCTATATGCCAATCAGCTTGACTTTGTGGACGCCGCCGCCCGGCAGATGTATGTGGGCAGCTACTACCATACCGCCTTTGAGGTCCAGCGGGGCCTTGGCGTGGGCTGGACCATGCACGCTATCAACGAAAACACCATCACAAAGGTGCTTTCCCGCCCCTGGACGGTAGACGGCCAGACTTTCCGGGACCGCTGCTGGACGAACAAGCGGGACCTGGTGAACAGCGTCAACACCCAGCTCACTCAGATGATCATACGGGGGGAGGCTCCTGACCGGGCCATTGATGCTATTGCCCACCAATTCAACGTATCAAAGGGCAAAGCGGGCCGCCTGGTGATGACGGAAAGCGCCTATTTCTCCAGCGCCGCCCAAAAAGACTGCTATGGGGAGCTGGGCGTGGAGCGCTACAAGATCGTGGCCTCCTTTGACCGGGACACCTGTGAGCTGTGTGGAGCGCTGGACGGCAAGGTTTTCAAAATGTCGGACTATCAGGTGGGCCTCACGGCTCCCCCATTCCATCCTTGGTGCCGGTGTTGCACCTGCCCCTACTTTGAGGACATGGCCAAAGTGGGTGAGCGGTGGACCCGTAACCCGGACGGCACCACCCGCAAAGTCCCGGCGGACATGAGCTTTGAGGACTGGCGGCAGCAGTTTGTCCAACAGGGGCAGGGATTGACAGACGCCGCAAAACAAGGTAAAATAAATCCGTGGGGCTTTAACGACATACAAGGTAACCATACAATAGCTGATGACATAGGAACCGCACAGAGCCCAACTTGTAACCCTAATTTTGCAAAAGGCGGGGACTATACCTATAACTGCGGCTATTGTAGTGCAACCTACGAAATGCGCCGGAGAGGCTTTGACGTTGAGGCCCAACCCTTGCACGGTTTACTTGTGAGCGATTGGAAAAATCTATTTACAGGCGGAAAAGCGTACCCGTTTATGAAAGAAAAAAGGGTGCCTATTGTTGAAACGCTTACAAAGCAAATAAAAGGGCTACACCCGGATGGTGCGAGAGGCTCAGTCTTTGTGCAATGGAAAGGCTCAACCTGGGGACACTTCTTTTCCTGGGAGCGGCAAGGTGAAACCGTGCTTTTTATTGACCCGCAATGTGGCGGGATTGACGTGGCTGAGTATTTCAAGAGAGTAAAGCCGGAAAGCATTATCCATATGAGATGGGATAATCTTGAGCCGTCTGATGCAATCAAGAACGCTTGCATAAACAAGGGGTGAAAACATGGACGCCAAAAAAGCCTATGCCGTTATCAAGCAGAGAAACAGCGGAAAAAAGTGCATAGAGTGTAAAGACTACGGGGACTTTTTTGGCTTTGTCTTTGTCCCCCAAGACCTGCCGGATGGTGAGGTGTTTGGCGGGGCGTGTGATACGGTAGACAAAAAGACCGGCGCAATTTCTACATTTAGCCCATTTATGAATTTTGCTTTGTTTGACAGAGCAAAAACGGTGGACTTGTCCGCCTTGATATGAGTGCATAGGCCTCTAATTTGAATAACCCACCTGTTGATTAAAGCATCGTGCTGAAAATGCACGGTGCTTTTTTCATACCCATCACCGCCCGGCCCGGCGGACTATAAAAAGGGCCCTGCAATACCGGGACTGGCCGGACTAAAAAGGACAGCAGAACAAACTAAGGAGGTAAAAAAAATCATGCTTGAATGGCTCAAGACTATCCTGGGGGATGCGTACACCCCCGAAATTGACACCGCCGTGTCTCAGGAGATCGGCAAGGGCTTTGTCTCCCGCACCGACTTCAACGCCACCAGCGGAAAGCTCAAGGAGGCTGAGGCCAAGGTGGGCACGCTGGAGGTGCAGGTCAAGACCCACGCCACCCAGCTTTCCGAGCTGAAGAAGTCCGCCGGTGACACGGAGGCCCTGACCAAGAAGATCACGGAGATGGAGGAACAGGCCAAGACCGACAAGGCCAACTATGAGAAAGAGCTGGCCAAGGTCAAGCTGATGGCCGCCGTGGATGCGGAGCTCACCGCCGCCGGGGCCAAGAACAACACCGCCGTCAAGGCTGTGCTGGAGGACTTCCTCAAGGATGCCAAGATCGTGGACGGCAAGGTCACCGCCAAAGTCTCCGGGGAGAGCGTCACCCTGGCCGCACGCATTGAGGCGCTGAAAAAGGACACCTCCACGGACTTCCTCTTTGGCTCCGTGACCCGTGAGGGCTGGAAACCCGGAGAGGGCGGCGATGGTGGCGGAAAGCCCGGCGGGGGCAAAAAGCCCTCTGAGATGTCCTATGCGGAACTGGCTGAGTACCTGGCCGCCAACCCGGACGCCAAGCTGGACTGAGAGGTGCAAGATGAGTAAAAACATTGTCAAGCCCCGCACCGTTTCCTTTGAGGAGGCCCTGCGCAACCTGGCCAGCCGTTTGACTGGCCGCCCTGCCGCTGATCTGCCCCGCACCCAGGAGGCTATTGTGCAATACATGGCCGAAAACGTCCCCGTCCCCTCCGCTGGGGGCGTCAACGTGGACGCTCTGGGTGAGGCGGTGACCCAGGAGGTTATGGCCCGCATCAAGCTGGATGAGCTGGCGGAGGCCGTCACCAAGGAGGTCATGGCCCGCATTGACGTGGAGGAGCTGGGTGAGGCTGTCACCAGAGAGGTCACGGCCTGTCTGGTGGAAAGCAACGGAGCCAATCCGGCGGCTACAGAGCCCGCTGAGGGGCCCCAGGACGGCGCTGAGGCGGCTGGGGGTACATCTACCCCTCCCGCTGCTGAACCGCCCCAGGAGCCCGCCCAGACGGCCACGGAGGCCCCCAAGGGAAAGACCACCCGCAAGACTACTAAGAAGTAACAGAAAGGAAGATGCATTATGCCTAACGAGAAATTTGACGCAAAGAGCTTTAATCCCCAGGCTTTCAAGTATCGGGCGGACCGCATCCCCCGCACCCGCCTCAATGAGATGCGCAAGAGCCGTGTGCTCACCGGCAACCCGGACATCCGTGCCGTGTTCACCACCCAGGACGGCACCGGCTACGCCCGCATTGCTATGCGGGGGCTGCTGGACGGCGATGCCGTGAACTATGACGGCAAAACCGACATCACCGCCACCTCCACCAAGACCTTTGAGCAGGGCGTTGTGGTGGTGGGCCGTGCCAAGGCGTGGGTGGAGAAAGACTTTTCCCACGACATCACCGGCGGCATTGACTTCATGGACAACGTGGCCCAGCAGGTGGCGGAATACTGGCAGGATGTGGACCAGGACACCCTCCTGGCCATCCTCAAGGGTATTTTCTCCATGACCAGCACCAAGGGCGCTGAGTTTGTGAAGAAACACACCTTTGAGGTGGACGGCCCCATGGAGGCCACCACCCTCAACAGCGCCACCGCTCAGGCCTGCGGTGACCGCAAGAAAAAGTTTTCCATGATCTTCATGCACTCCGTTGTGTCCACCAACCTGGAAAACCTCAACCTGCTCACCGCCCTCAAGTACACCGACAAGGACGGCGTGACCCGTGACCTAACCCTCTACACCTGGAACGGCAAGCTGGTGGTGGTGGATGATGGGATGCCCACGGAGGATGGTGAGGACGGCACTGTCTATGACAGCTATGTGCTGGGTGAGGGTGCCATCGACTTTGAGGACATCGGTGCCAAGGTGCCCTATGAGATGGCCCGTGACCCCAAGACCAACGGCGGCCAGGACACCCTCTACACCCGCCAGCGCAAGGTGTTCTCTCCCAAGGGCATCTCCTATGAGAAAAAGGTCCAGGCCAGCCTCTCCCCCACGGATGCGGAGCTGGCCAACGGTGCAAACTGGGACCTGGTACACTCCGGGGAGGCTGAGGAGGCGGAGCGCTCCTATATCGCTGATAAGGTCATCGCCATCGCCCGCATCCGTTCCAAGGGCTAAGGGTGGCCACCGTGAACGTGTATGAGGCAGCGGTGGCCCGGCTGGCCATGCTGGGCTACACCGCCACGGATGAGGACAAGCCCGGCCTGGAGTACATGATCGCCAAGTGTGAGGCGGAGCTGCTGGCAGACATCAATCACAAGACGCTGCCGGACGGCCTCCGCTACACACTGGTGGACATGGTGGCGGGCTCATTCCTGCAAGATAAACTGGCCGCTGGTGCCCTTGAAATTGACGGCCTTGACTTTTCCAGCTCTGCCAAGAGCATCACGGAGGGGGACGTGTCCATCACGTTTTCCAGCGCAAGTGACGGCACCGCAAGCCCGGAGGCCCGCTTTTTGGCCACACTGAACAGCATGACCCACCCCCCGGAGAAAATCCTGGGGGCGTTTAGGAGGTTGAGATGGTGAAGAACCTGACCGCCTACAAAAAGGCCGTGCAAAGCCTGTGGGACGGCAAGGCCGCCATCACCGTGCGGGAGGGTGTGCTCAACGAGGCCAATGGCCGCACGGAGCAGGTGGAACGTGTCACCGCCTCAGACCTCCCCTGTCGCATCTCTTACACAACCGTAAAGACCACGGAGCCCTCTGAGGAGGCCGCTGTGGTGGCCCAAGCGGTGACGCTCCTCATTGACCCCTCCGTGGACATCCCGGAGGGGTCAAAAATTACGGTGACCCAGAAAGGCGTCACCCGTGACTATGAGCGGAGCGGCACCCCGGCGGTCTATTCCGTCCACCAAGAGGTGCCCCTGGAATTGTGGGAGGGGTGGGCCTGATGGCCAGATGGGGCAACTGCGATTATAGGCAGCTCCAAAAGCTCCGGGAAAACCTGGACCGGCTCCAAAGCGCTGACCTGGAGAAATTCTGCGGGGACGTGTCCAAAGTGCTGGCGGCCCGCCTGCTGGCCCTGGTAATACCCCGGACCCCCGTGGGCAACTACAAGACAGAGGTCAAAGTGACGGCCAAGCGGGACGGCAAGCACCACAAAAAGGGCGATGTCTACACCAAACGCATCAACCGCACCGGCAAAATGGGCGGCACCCTGCGCCGGGGCTGGACGGCCCGGACGGAGCAGGAGGCCGCCAGTGGACAAGGCCACCCAACGGCAGATCAGGCGAAAGCATACGCTGAGGCCCTGCCCATTTCCAAGCAGGGCACCACCTACGTTGTGGAGGTCATCAACCCCGTCCATTATGCCAGTTATGTGGAGTTTGGCCACCGCACGCCCGGCGGCGGCTGGAAAGAGGGAAAATACTTCCTCACCATATCGGAGCAGCAACTGAGGGGACAGGCTCCGGCCATCATTGAGGACAAGCTGAAAAAGCTGTTGAGGGGGGCTTTCAATGTCTGAAATCAGTTTTAACAGTATTTTTGACGGGGTGACCCTTGCGCTCCACGCTGCTTTCCCGGCTCCGGCCAGGATTTACGGCGATGAGGTCAAGCAGGACCTCAAGCCGGGTGACTTCAATGTGGTCATGCCCGGCGCTGGGCACAACCTGGAGCTGACCCGGCGCTATAAGCGCACCCCCACCCTGGACGTGATCTACTACCCCAAACACGGCAAGGCTGAGTGCTATGACGTGGCGGACCGGCTCACCGCCGTCCTGGAGAGCATCACAACCCCAGAGGGGGATGTGGTACACGCCACAAGCTGCGAGTGGACAGTTACCGGCGGGGTGCTCCATGTGCTGGTGGGATATGACCACTTTGTCTATAAGCCCAGTGAGGAAATTATGATGGAAACCCTAAAAATTGACCAGAGAGGATGACAAAAATGCCTAATGCGAAAAACACGGCGGCCTCTGAGGCTGCTGTAAAGAAAGCGGAGCCCACCTATACCAAGGACCAGGTGGCCGTCTCCAAGCGCTACGCCAACCGGCGGGACTTGGTGAACGTACTGCTGGAGGATGGCAAGGCCTACACCTTGGCTGAGGTGGATGCGCTCATCGAGAAGTTTCTGAAAGGAGCGGTGAAATAATGGCACTTGGCGGCGGCACCTGGCTGGTCCAGAACAAGATCCTGCCCGGCAGCTATATCAATTTCTCCAGTATCGCCAAAGCGTCCGCCACGCTGTCTGATCGTGGATATGCGGCGGCTCCCTTTGACCTGAGCTGGGGCCCCGAAAATGAGGTTTTCGCTGTTACCTCCGGGGAGTTTCAGAAAAACAGCAAGGCCATATTTGGCTACTCCTACGACCACCCCAAGATGCTGGCCCTGCGGGAGATTTTCCTGCACGCCACCACCGTCTACTGCTACCGGCTGGGGCTGGGGGCTGTCAAGGCCTCCAACGACTTTGCAACGGCCAAGCATCCCGGTGTGCGGGGCAACGACATCTCCACCGTCATTGCGCCCAACGTGGACGATGACACCCTCTGGGATGTTACCACCTACCTGGACGGCATTGCCCAGGACACCCAGACGGTGGCTGAGGCGGCTGATCTGGTGGGCAACACTTGGGTGGACTTCAAGAAAACCGCCACCCTGGAGGGCACGGCTGGCGCTCCGCTGACCGGCGGCAAGGACGTGGAGAGCATCACCGGGGACAGCCACCAGTCTTTCCTTGACAAAATTGAGGCCTATGCCTTTAATGCCCTGTGCTGCCCAGCGGCTGACCCCACTATTGTGCGGCTCTACGCCACCTATACCCAGCGGGTGCGGGATGAGGTGGGCGCTAAATTCCAGCTCATTGCGTGGAAACCCTCCACCGTGGACTATGAGGGCACCATCGGCGTATGGAATACGGCCACCCACCCCTCCATTGAGGACGTGGATGAGCACGCCATTGTCTACTGGGCCACCGGGGCCCAGGCCGGTGTGGCCGTCAACAAATCCCTGACCAATGCCAAGTATGACGGGGAGCTCATTCTGGACACGGACTACACCCAGGCGGAGCTCACGGCGGCCATCAAGGCGGGCAAGTTTATTTTCCACAATGTCAACGGCCTCACCCGTGTGCTGGAGGACATCAACACCCTGCTGACCCTCTCCGACACCAAGGGGGAGGTTTTCCAGTCCAATCAGACCATCCGGGTGTGCGACCAGATCGCCAATGACATTGCGGTGCTGTTCAATGAGCGCTATGTGGGCGTGGTGCCCAATGATGCCTCCGGGCGCTCCGCCCTCTGGGGTGACATCACCCACTACATGAAACAGCTTGAGGACATCCGGGCGGTGGAGAACTTTGACCCGGACAGCGTGACCTGTGAGCAGGGTGACCGCAAAAAGGCCGTCCTGGTCATCGTCAACGGCCTCAACATCATCAACGCCATGGCCCAGCTCTATATGAGCGTGATTATCCAGTAAGGGAGGAGAAATAGATGCCTAATGCCATGATGAAAGCCGGGGATGCTGTCAGCGCCCACCGTGCTGAGTGCTTTGTCACTATCAAGGGCACCCGTTACTCCATGCTGATGGCCAAGGAGTTTGAGGGCAAGGCCCAGATCAACACCAAGGAAGTGCCCCGGCTGGGTAACATCGTGATCGGCCACAAGGCTGACACGCTGGTCCTGGCCTTTTCCATGACCATCTACAAGTGTACGGAGATTTTTGATGACGTGATTGAGGAGTTTATCCGCACCGGCGTGATGCCCACTTTCACCATCCAGACCTCCAACGATGACCAGGCCAGTGACGTGGGCCGGAGCACTAAGATTTACAATGAGTGCGTGCTGGATGGTGACGTGCTGCTGTCCATGTTCAACGCTGAGGGTGACTTTGTTGAGCAGACCATTGAGGGCTTCTGTGACAGTTTCAGCCGCCCGGAGAAGTACACCAATCCGTCCTATATGTAAGGGCGGCCCATAACTAACAAGGAGGAAACTATCCTATGAGCAAGAGTTTGTCCGCTTTTATGCGCTCCAATGTGGAGCAGGTCCCCAATGCCAAATTTGCCGCCTCCCCCCGTTTCAAGGGGGAGGACGGCAAGCCGGTGGAGTGGGAAATCTGCTGTATCTCCGCTGACGAATACGCCCGCATCCGCTCTGGCTGTCTGCGCCAGGTGCCGGTGCCCGGCAAGAAAAACCGTTTCACCCAGGAGTTTGACAGCCGGGCTTTCCAGACCCGTGTGGCCGCCCGCTGTACCGTGTTCCCCGACCTCAACAGCGCCGAGCTCCAGGATGACTGGGGCGTGGCCAAGCCGGAGGACCTGGTGGGTGCTATGCTCATCGGCGGTGAGTTTGAGGACTACATTGCCGAAGTGCTCCGGGTCAACGGCTTTAAGAGCGAGAGCGAACTGGTGGATGAGGCAAAAAACTAATTGAGGACGGTGACCCGGAGGCCAATTTTGCCCATTTTTGTCTGCAAAAGTTTGGCTGGGAGCCGTCCAAGTTTCTTGACTTGCCCATCAAAGAGCGGGCTTTTGTTATGGCCTCTATCAAGGTCCGCTGTGAGGATGAAAAGAAAAAAGAGGCTGAATTGAAAGCAAAGGCAAAGAAACGCAAGTGAATTAAATTTATCTTTTAGGCTCTGTCACTTGACGCCATGGGAGCCGCTGCCTATAATGTATTTATCCGAAACTAAGGAGGAGTACATCATGGGAGCAAAAAACAGGGTCATAGCCGGTGACTATATGGGCAAGTCCATAACAGGTGTAGCGGGGGCCGTTCAAATCTGCGTTGATTTTAAGACCCTTGTACCGCTGGACAAATTTGGGGTGGATTCTTACGATGTCATCACGGAGGACACCCGCAAGAGTGCCGCCAGCGGCATTGCCCGTGGGGCTGTTGGTGCCGCCCTGTTGGGGCCCGTTGGTATGTTGGCGGGCCTGTCCGCAAAGAACAAAAGCACCGTCACTCTTGCAGTCCGTTTCAAAGACGGAAAGAACAGCTTGATTGAGGTGGATGAGAAAATTTACAAGAAATTCATGCAAGCAATGTTCTAACTCTGCATCAAGTCAAAGCCGCCCTCTCCTTTGCTCAGGAGAGGGCGGCGCTTTTATGCCCAGGAGGTGAAACTGTGGCAACTATCAAATCGCAACTCTCCCTAAATGACGGCATGAGCGCTGTGCTCAAGAAAATCACCTTTGCGTTAGACACCACCCTGGGGACCTTTGAGCAGATGCAGCGGGCCTCTGGTGAAGCCATTGACGTGGACAGTATCACAAAAGCCCGTGGATTGCTGGTGGAGGCCAATGCGGATTTTGAGCAGATGGTCAACGAAATGGCGAGAGCCGCCAGAGAGCAAGAACAACTCAATGAGAGTATCAATCGTGGCACATCAGCGGCGGATGGTATGTTAAAAAAGATTGTTTCTCTTGTGGGGGCTTATGCCAGTGTATCCGCTATTAAGAGCTTTTCTATCAGCTCCATGGAGGCCGCCAACACTCAGATCAATGCCCAGGTACAGCTCCGCACCGTTTTGGAAAATATGGGCGCTATGGACAGCTATGAGGCGCTGGCCAACAGCCTTGATGGCAATGAGCTGGGGAATACCTTGGAGCTGGACACCGCTGGGGCGCTGAAAAGCTATGATGCTTTCGCCAACGGTGTGGATGAGGCGGAGCTGGGCAATGTCTTGGAGCTGGATACCGCTGGGGCCCTGGATAACTACACCAGCGTGGCGGATGACATAGGCAACAATACGCTGGAGAACACCTTGACCCTCAACACCGCTGAGGCGATGGACAATTATGACACTTTTGCCGCCGGTGTTACCAGCAACACTTTGGAGGTGGGGCTGGTAGTCCAAGCGGACAACAGCCAGGCGATGTCCGCCTATGACGCCATTGTGGCAAAGGCATCCGAAATCCAAGGCGCTGGCATTTATGGTGATGAGGCCATGATCGCCGGTGCGGCGGAATTTGCCACCTACTTTAAGGACGCTAATGCCATTCTGTCCATGATGGACACCTTGACCGACTACGCCATGGGTATGAGCGGAGGCGGAGCTTTGGACACCACCGCCATGGTGGACTATGCCACCGGCCTGGGAAAGATCATGTCCGGCTCCTATGATGCCATGACCAAAAAAGGCTTTGAGTTTACGGACACGCAAAAGGCCGTCATTGAGGGCACCGCAACAGAGGCCCAAATCGTGTCAGAGCTGGGCGCTGAATACCTCAATATGAGCTCCGATATGCAAGCTGCCGCCACCATCAATAATGTCATTGCGGAGGGCTGGGGCGGCCTGTATGAGACGATGAGCAACACCCCGGAGGGCAAGCTCATCCAGCTCAACAACACCTTGGGGGACATCCAAGAGAATGTAGGGGCCGGTATCTACCCGGCGGTGGTCAATTTGGTGGATATGGTCCAAAGCAACACGCCGCAAATTGAGAGCCTGGCCACGGGCGTGGCCACAATGCTGGGCTTTATCATCACTGTGCTTACCGGCATAGCGAATGGAGCGTTGACTGTTGCCACGACAATAATGAATAACTGGAGCTGGATAGGTCCCATTATTACGGGAGCGGCTGTGGCGCTGGGCCTGTATTGGGCCGCTACTGAGGGCATTACTATCGCTCAGGGAATTGCGGCTGTAGCAACCGCCGGTTATCATGCTGTGGTCAATTTCCTCTCCATCGGCTTTGGCGTCTTGACAGGTAACACAGCAGCGGCCTCTGCTGCCGTATTCACTTTCAATTCTGCGCTGCTGGCCTCCCCCATTACGTGGGTGATACTCTGCATTATTGCGCTCATTGCTATCATTTACGCTGCTGTGGGTGCCATCAACCATTTTGCCGGAACCAGCGTGTCCGCAACCGGCATTATTGCAGGTGTGTTTGCCACTCTTGGAGCGCACATTATCAACACTTTCGTTGTACCCGTCTGGAATTATTTTGCAGCTATCGCCAATTTCATTGGCAATGTGTTCAATGACCCGGTGGCCGCTGTTGAGGTTTTGATCTACGATATGGCCCTCACAGTCATCGGGTATATCGCCAATATGGCCCACGCCATTGAGGATGTCATCAACAAAATTCCCGGTGTAACGGTGGACATCACAAGCGGGCTTGATAACTTTTACTCTGGCCTGGAACAAGCCCAGCAAGCGGTCAAGGATGAGAGCGGCTGGGTGGAGTATGTTGGAAAAATGGACTTCATTGACTACGGGGACGCCGCCTCTGCCGGTTATGAGTTTGGCCAAGGGGTGGAGGACAAAATCGGTGGATTTTTTGACGGCCTTGGCTACACACCCGGCTCCATTGATGACTACACCAACGCCGCAATGGGCGGCAGCTTTGCCATGGATGACCTGGGCAGCGATGTGGGAGACATTGCGGAAAATACCGGCAGCATGGCCAAGTCTGTGGACATGACCGGCGAGGAGCTGAAATACCTGCGGGATATTGCGGAGCGGGACGCCATCAACCGCTTTACAACGGCAGAGGTAAAAATCGACATGACCGGCATGACCAATAAAATTGACGGCGGCGCTGATCTGGACGGTGTTATCCGTGAGCTCACTGATGGCTTTACTGAGGCGCTGCTGACCGCTGCGGAGGGGGTACACGCATGAGCTACACCTGCTATCTGGGCGGCATGGAGGTCCCCACTCCGGCCAAACTCACCGTAAAGATAAAGGGGAAAAACAAGACCCTTATACTGCTCAATGAGGGTGAGATCAACTTTTTGCGCTCCCCCGGCCTCACGGAGATCACGGTGCCCCTGGTGCTGCCTATGCTCACCGGGGGCCGTTCCCCGTCTGCCTACCTGGATATGCTGGAGGGGCTGAAAACCGACAAGAAAACAACCCAGTTTATTTTGGTGCGCTCCTCTCCCAACGGCAGAAAGCTCTTTGACACCAATATCACGGTGAGCGTGGAGGACTACAACATTGTGGAGGACGTAAAGGCCAACGGCCTGGATGTTGCCGTGGATGTGAGCCTCAAGCAATGGAGGGACTACGGCACCAAAACCGCTACGGTGGAACAGCCAGCCGAACCCAGCCAAGCCCCCACGGTGACGGTGAAACAGGAGCGGGAGGCCAGCACGGCCCCCGCTGCTAAAACCTACACCGTGAAAAAGGGGGACACCCTCTGGGCCATCGCTGCCAAGTATTACGGCAAGGGCTCTGAGTATTCCAAAATCGCCGGAGCGAACACGGACAAAATCAGCAATCCCAATTTGATCTATCCGGGGCAGGTGCTCACGCTGCCATGACTTATGAGCTGCTTATCCAACACAAGGGGACCATCATGCTGCCCCCTACGGTTGAGGGCGTGACCATTGAATGGGAGCGCAAGGGACAGCCGGGAAAGCTGGTGGCCGATGTAGTTAAGACCCCAGGCCTGAGCTTTCAAGAGGGGGACCCCTGCCGTTTTTCCGTGGACGGCACCCCCGTCTTTTACGGCTTTGTGTTCGACAAGGCCCGCAAGGGCAGCAACTCCAACGTCATCACCATCACGGTGTATGACCAGCTTTATTATCTGAAAAACAAGGACACCTATGTGTACGCCAATAAAACCGCCACCGCCGTCATCAAAATGATTGCGGATGACTTCCAGCTCAATGTTGGGAGCATGGAGGACACGGGGCACGTCATTGAGAGCCGGGTGGAGGATAACAAGACCATGTGGGACATCATCCAGACCGCTTTGGACGAAACCCTCAAGGCCACCGGCCAGATGTATGTGCTTTTTGACGATGTTGGCAAGCTGACCCTCAAGGGTCTTGGCAGCATGAAATTGGGGATGGTCATAGACGATGAAACCGCCGGAGACTATGACTATACAAGCTCTATCTCCTCCCAGACCTACGACAAGATCAAGCTGCTCTATGAGAACAAGGACACCGGCAAACGTGAAATCTACATTGCCCAGGACGGCAACAACATCAATCAGTGGGGAGTGCTCCAGTATTTTGAGAAAGTGGACAGCGCTGCCAACGCAAAAGCGATGGCGGACGCACTCCTGGACCTCTACAACACCAAGACCCGGACGCTCCGGCTCCAAAACGTGCTGGGGGACATCCGGGTCCGGGGCGGCACCCTGCTGGTGGTCACGCTGGGCCTGGGGGACATGAACCTCTCCAGCTACCTCATGGTGGAACAGGTCAAGCACACTTTCAACAATGAGCAGCACCTAATGGAAATGAAAATGCGGGGTGGTACTTTTGTCGCTTGACATCAATGAGCTGGTGCGGCTGGTGAAACAGGCCGCCGTGGACGCTGTACGGGCTGATGCCCCAATGGGCCAATGCTACGGCATCGTAATAAGCACATCGCCGCTGAAAATTCAAGTGGACCAAAAGAAAACCCTTGAGGCCCCCCAGCTAATCCTCACGGACCGCGTGCGGGACTACAATGTGGTGCTTTCCACCATTGAGGGGGAGGGCAAAAGCCAGGGCCCCCACTACACTGAGCTGGAGAGCGGGGGCTCCGGGGACGCCGCTTTTGCGGCCCATACTCACAAATACCAGGGCCGGAAAAAGTGGAGGGTCCACAACGCCCTCCAGATGGGTGAGAAAGTCATCCTGCTCCGCTGTGACGGTGGGCAGAAATACATTGTTTTGGACAGATGGGAGGCGAGAGAGTAATGGGCGTTTTACCAACCACGGGGGATGACCTGGACCTCATTGCTTTCCAGTTTAGTGTCCAGCCGGGATTGACCCACAAGCTGGATATTGACCGGGACAAGGTACGGGGCACGACAGACGGACGGGATGCCGTCCTCCAGGCGGTGTATCTCATTCTCAACGTGGAGCGCTATGCCTACCCTATCTATTCCCGCAACTACGGCTCCGAGCTGTCTGATCTGATAGGCAAGCCGAAAGACTACGCCATGAGTGAAATTAAACGGCGTATCACTGAGGCCTTGATGCAGGATGACCGCATCACAAGCCTGAGTGACTGGGAATTTGAAACGGGCCGGAAAAGCGTGCGGGCCAGCTTTGTGGTCCATACCATCTATGGAGACGTTGAGGCCACAAAGGAGGTTGACGTGTAATGTATGAAGATCGCACCTATGAGGCGCTTGTCAAAAGCGCCCTTGCCAGGGTGCCCAACAGCATAGACAAGCGGGAGGGCTCCATGGTGTTTAACGGTGTGGCCCCGTCTATGGCAGAACTGGCCCAGCTCTACATTGGGCTGGATTTTGTCTTTAAGGCCACCTATTTGCTGACCGCCCCCAGGGAATACCTCATCAAGCGGGCCTCTGATCGCAACATGGCCCCAAAACCCGCCAGCCCCGCCGTGTTCCGGGCGGAGTGCAATATTGCGGTGCCGCTGGGCACCCGTTTCTCCTGTGAGGATGTCAACTTTGAGGTGACCGCCCGCATGGAGGAATATGACACGCCTGACAGCTTTAGTCATGCTGTCACCTGCGAGACAGCCGGAGCCCTGGGCAACGGCTACACCGGGCAGCTCATTCCCGTGGAATACATGAACGGGCTGACCCGTGCGGAGCTGGTGGAGCTGCTGGTCCCTGGTGATGACGATGAGGAAACGGAGGTTTTCCGTCAAAGGGTGCTGGACAGTTTCCAGAGCCAGGCCTTTGGCGGCAATCAGGCGGACTACAAGGAAAAGGTGCTTGCCTTGCCCGGTGTGTCTGCTGTAAAGGTCCACCCCGTCTGGAATAAGCACCTTGCCCCCAGCACGCTCATCCCTAATGCAGAGGTCACGGAGTGGCTGGAGGCCGTTGTGGGCACTCTGGAGCCCGCTGTGGCGGCCTGGCTGACCGCCGTATATACAGCGGCCAAGAACAAGCTGCTGACCGTTGGCGGCACCGTCAAGCTGGTCCTGCTGGCCGCCGGTAATACCGCCCCCACGGAAACCCTCATTGATGAGGTCCAGACAGTGGTGGACCCCACGGAGAACGCCGGGGAGGGCCTGGGGCTGGCCCCCATTGGCCATGTGGTCCATGTGACCGGCGTGACCCCGGAGCCCGTCAACCTCACGCTCAACCTGACCTGTGCGCCGGGGTGGAGCTGGGACGCCGTACAGAGCTATGTGGCGGACGCCGTGGACACCTACTTTGCGGAGCTGGCCAGCCAATGGTCCAGCTCTGATTTTTTGACGGTGCGCATCTCTCAGATTGAAAGCCGCATCCTGTCCACCTGCTCCGCCATGGTCACTGACATTGGCGGCACCCAGATCAACGGCAAAGAGGAAAACCTGGTGCTGGACCCGGACAGCATCCCGGTGAGGGGGAGCATGGATGGATAGAAAACTCATTGACTACCTGCCCCCGGTGCTCCGTGACGTGACAGAATTTAAGGCCATCAACAATGCCAATGAGCCGGAAATTTCCCTTGCATGGGGCGGCCTTGACTGGGTGATGGCCAATCAATTCCTGGATGACGCCGATGAGCGGGGCGTGTCCGTATGGGAGCAAGAGCTGAAAATCCGCCCGAAAGATACGGACAGCCTGGCGGTACGCAAGGCCCGTGTCAAGGCGCTGTGGAACCGGGAGCGGCCCTATACAGTCCCTTGGCTCAAGAACTGGCTCCAAGGCCTGTGCGGCCCGGACGGCTATGAGGTGACCATCGTGGACTACTCCGTCCATATCCAGCTTGACTACTCCGTCCTGCCGGACGCTGGCCGCATTGCGGCAGAAATTATGGACCTGCTGCTGGCCGTCCGGCCCTCTAATATGTGGCTGCTCATGGTGTCCTTTGTGCAATCGGAGGGATGCGTCCAGATGGGGGCTTTGACGGAGCGGTCTGTTTATATGGACGTGTGGCCCATGCTGGTCAATGAGCTGGAGAGCGCTGGCGGCATCAAGATGGCCGGGCCTCTTGAATATCACGCCACGGTTGAAATCTACCCATACAAGGAGGACATTGAAAATGCCTGAGCAAGTGAAACAATACGGCACTAAGGTCACCACTCTGGGGGCCAGCCGCATCACCGCCTGTATTTTGGCGGGCACCAAGCTGAAAATCACCCAGGCCGCCGCCGGGGACGGTGGCGGGGGCTACTATGTGCCCACGGTAGACCAAACGGAACTGATGGGGGAAATGTGGCGGGGCCCCATTGTGTCCGCCGTGCAAAACCCCGCCGTGCCCAATATGCTGGATGTCAAGATCGTCATTGATGACAGCGTGGGCAATTTCGTCTGCCGTGAAATGGGCCTTTACAGTGAGGACGGCGTGCTCATCGCCGTCTGTAACACCCCGGACACGGAAAAGGTGGCCATCTCCACCGGCGTGGACGGACGGCTCACAATGGTCATGCACATTGTTGTGGCGGACGCCTCTGTGCTGGAGTTTACCATCGTTCCCGCCCTGGACGTGGTGAGCCGTGAGGACCTGGAAAGGGCCATTGAGGAGCACAACATTGACCCCGCCAGCCATGCGGACATCCGGCAAGCCATCCCTGCCGCTGTGGATGCCCACAACAGCGCCTCCGATGTTCACCCGGAGCTCCAGGCAACGGTGGGCGGCATTGACGCCCGCCTGGCTGTCCTGGAGCTCAAATATGGCACCAACATCACCGGCAACTCTTTCACGGTGACCTTTGCCTCCCTTGTGGGGCTGGTGGTGACCGGCGTGTGGAATGAGACATACCAGAGAGTGGAGTTTTAGCCATGCCAAACTATGACATTATTCCCATGGCCGCTGATCTGCTGGACTACACCATCCAGCGGGTCAAGACTGTGGAGCCGGAATACAAGCCCGTGAGCGCCTACGTCATGGAGAATGGCCAGCTTGTCCAGCGCACCCTCTACCAGAAAGTGCGGGGTGACGGCAAGCCCCATTTTCCCAAAAGCCAGACTTTCCACTTGTGCGCCCGTCTGGAGGACTGTGCCGCTGACATCCTGGAGCGGTGCATTGCCGCCAATGACCGCTATTTTGAGACGGAGTATGAGGAACGGCTCAAAGACCTGGACACGGTGGTCATGCTGTGCGAGACAATGCTCACCTACATCAATATGAGCTATAAGAAAAAGTATATCTCAGATGACCAGTGCCACTACTGGACGGAGCTTGTGCGCCCGGTAAAGCAAAAGGCTTTTAACTGGCGGAGGAACGACAGCAACCGGGCGGCGGCTCTGCGGGAGGCCAAGGCCACCCAGGAGCTTGTCCGGCTGGGGCAGATCGCCCAGCAGATGGCCGTGGCCATGACCTCCAGCTAAAAAGGATATACCGGCCAGAGGCCGTTATATTTGGGTGTGACCTATTTTTTATCCCTGCGCTCCCCGAACACGAACAACACCAACAACGCCTGGAACTTGAACTCCAACGGCAACCTCAACTACAACAACTGCTCCAACACCTACGGCTCCCGCCCCGCTCTGATGGTAAGGCCCGACCGAGTAGGCCCAAAGCCGAAAACAGCGCCGTCCATCACATCAAAGGAGGTCACACCCAGCCCCGGACCACACCGGGGCAAATACATTGCGTTGATGCCACGCACCGCCCAGATGGGAGGTGTGGGGCTGCTGGTCCTGTCAGTCCGGCACCTAAACAGCGCATGAGGAGAGGACAGCCCGCCGCAAGAACGACAGGGGGCCGCCCGCACGAATAGGTGGGAAACCCGTGACATTTTTACAAATCTGCACGTTTGCCGTGCTCTACAAAGCCTATCTGGCCGCACGGAGAGGCAAGCGAACAAGGGCAGCAACCGCCCGCTTTGAGGTCCGGCTGCTGGAGAACATTGTAAACCTCATTTACATCCTGCGCACCAAGATATACAGGCCTGGCGCTTTTCAAGTGTTCTATGTCTTTGAGCCCAAGAAAAGGCTGGTACAGGCCCCGGCCTTTATAGACAAGCTGGTCCAGCACGCCATAGTGGACAACCTGCTCTATGATCGCATCACCCACGGCTTTATATTGGACAGCTACGCATCCCAAAAGGGCAAGGGCCTCCACTTTGGCCTTGACCGGCTCAAAGGCTTTTTCACCGAATACTGGAACAAGCACCACACCGCTGAGGGCTGGGTCCTCAAGTGCGATGTACGCAAATTCTTTGCGAATATAGACCACGACAAGCTCAAGGTCATGCTGAGAAAGCTGGACCTTGAGCCTGTTATTTATGACCTGCTTTGTGTTTACATCGACTGCACGGACGGCTTGCCCCTTGGCTACCAGACCAGCCAGCTCTTTGCCCTGCTTTTCCTTAATGATTTTGACCACTTTGTCAAGGAAAAGCTCCACATCCGCTGGTATGGCCGCTATATGGATGACTTTTTCCTCATCCACCCTGATAAAGAATACCTGCAATTTTGTCTCCGGGAAATCCGGGCATATATGGCAAGCCTGGGCCTGGAGCTCAATGAGAAAACCCAGATTTTCCCCTTGTGCAACGGCATTGACTTCCTTGGCTTTCACACATACCTCACGGAGAGCGGCAAGGTCATCCGCAAGCTGCGCCATAGCAGCATAAAGCGGATGCGGGCCCGTCTGCGCCGGTGGGAAAAGGACTACCCCGCCGGGCTGGTGAGCCGTGAGGTAATCCTGCAATCGTGGAAAGCGTGGGATGCTCACGCCTCTCATGGCAACACCTGGAACCTGCGCCAAAGGGTGCGGGACCGTGTGCAAAATATTCTAAAGGAGGACATCTAAATGGCAACTGTCACTCTTGGCAGCAAAGCAGAGGGCAGCATCATCAAGCTCAAGGAAAACGGTGTGCTGGTAGACTTCTACATTGCCAAGCAGAACTATGAAAGCGGACTGAACGGGGCCGGGCGGGTCCTGGTGGTCCGCAAGGACTGTTATGACCAGCGCCAGTGGCACGGCTCCAACGTCAACGCATACGCCACCAGCGCCATTGACACCTGGCTCAATGGCACCTACAAGAACCTGCTGGACGCCAACATCCGCACGGCGATGGGCACCACCAAAATCTACTACACCCCCGGCAACGGCAACACCACCAAGACCACCCTGGAGCGGTCCGTGTTCCTGCTGTCCGCCACGGAGCTGGGCCAGACCCACACCTATATGAACGCAGAGGGCACGGCGCTGTCCGCCACGGTCCTCAACCTGCTCAAGATCGCCTATCTGAACGGCTCCGCCGTGTACCAGTGGACCCGCTCCCCGTACACGCACAACGCCGGCCACGCCTGGATCTTGAACTCCTACGGCAACCTCGGCTGCTACGACTGCTCCCGCACCTACGGCTCCCGCCCCGCTTTCACTCTCCCCTCCACCCTCTACGTCAGCGATGACGGCGCTGTGTCCGTCAACACCGCCCCCGGAACTCCTGGCAGCATCTCCTACCCCACCAGCATCAACGGCGGCACAGACATCACCGTTAGCTGGGGGGCGTCCACGGACGCTGAGGGCAACCTTGCGGGCTACATCGTGGAACGGAGCACGAACGGCGGCACATCCTGGTCCCAGATTTACCAAGGCAGCGCTACGAGCACCACCAACAACGTGGCCTTTGGCACCGCCTCTGTCATGTACCGGGTCAAGGGCTATGACACAGCGGGCCTAAACTCCGGCTGGAGGACCGGCAGCAATGTCACGGTGGTCAACAACCGGGCCCCCTCTGCCCCCGGTAGCATCACGGTCCCCGCCGCCGTCCGGGGTGGGAGCACCCTGCCCATTTCCTGGACCAAGGCCACGGACAGCGATGACAACCTCAGTGGCTATGAGCTGGAGCGGAGCGTCAACGGCGGGAGCTGGTCCCAAATCTACAAGGGAGCGGCCCTGTCCTATACGGACACCATCACCGCTGGGTGGAATACGGTGGCCTATCGTGTCCGGGCCTATGACACGCTGAGTGCCACCAGCGCCTACATCACCAGCGACACCCGCACGGTGGACAATAACGCCTATCCCGTCATCACCGGCTCCACGGCCTCCGGCACCAACCTGGGCACCAAAAATGCGGGCTTTGACCTCACCTATACCGTAACGGATGCAGACGGGGACACGGTAACCGTCAAGGAGTACATGGACAACGTGCTCATGCGGACCTATACGGCTACCCTGGGCCAGTCCAACACGTTCCAAGCCGTCACCGCCGCCAACTTCCAGAAAGTGCTCAACGGGGACCACACCCTCAAGGTGGTGGCCAATGACGGCAAGGCGGACAGCGCCGCCTATACGGTGAGCTTTTCCAAGCTGGTGACCACCGCCAGCATCACCCTGGAGCGGCCCCTTGAGGCGGATGACGCCATCACCATCATGGTGCTCAACATCGTGGGCGCTCTGCCTGTTGACGCCGTTCTGGAGGTGCTGGTCACCAACAACGCCAAGGACGCCAGCCCCGTGTGGGAGGACGCCACGGCGGACATCAAGAACGGAGCCAACCATGTCTTTACCAACAAAACCGCCGCCAATGGCTTTGCGTTTAACTTCAAGCTCACCGTGAGCCGGGGCGCAAGCGGCCAGGGCGGCTATATTTCCAACATCGGAGGTGCCTTTGAATGAGTGTAGAATACACCGCCAACAGCCTCAAGGCCATCAATGCGGCCAAGCTGTACGCCCAGCAGCGGGAGAACGCCGCCGCCATCGCCTTTGTGGTGCTGGCAGAGAGCGGCCAGATCGACGCCGTGACCGCCTCTGAGCAGTCCACCCTCTTTTCCCCCTGGGAGCCCGGCATCAACTACACCGTGGGGAACCTCCGCCAGTATGACGGCGCTCTTTATCGCTGCGTACAGGCTCACAAATCTCAGGCTGGGTGGGAGCCGGACAAGGCCGCCTCCCTCTGGGCGGTGACCAGTGACCCGGCGGAGGAGTGGCCCGCTTGGAGCCCGCCTTTGGGGGCACATGACGCATACAGCGCCGGGGACAAGGTGAGCCATAACGGCAAGCATTGGACCTCTGCGATGGACGGAAACGTTTGGGAGCCCGGCACTTATGGCTGGGATGAAATCACGGAATAAGGAGGAAAACATCATGGTCATTGAGCTCACACTTGGAGGCCTGGTCACGCTGCTGGGCATCCCCACCGCCATCACGGCCTTTTGTTCCTGGATGCTCCAGCGGCGTATCACCAGGCGGGAGGCCGCCCAGGAGGAACGGGAAAAGGCCCGTGAGAAAAATGAGGTGCTTATCATCCAAGGCATGGGGGCGGCCATCGCTCTGGGGGAGGCCACGGCTGAGGCCGTCCAGCGCATCCCGGACGCCCATTGCAACGGTGATATGCACGCCGCCCTGGAGTACGCCAGAAAGGTCAAGCACCAGCACAAGGAATTTATGACGGAGCAGAGCGTCCAGGCCCTCTACTAAAGGAGGGCGGGCGCTTTGGAATTTTCCAAGAAAATGCTGGTGCTCCACATCGTCATTTCCGTCACCCTCTGCACTGTCGCTGTGGTGGGTATTTTCCGGGGCCTTGATGTCACCGCTGTAGCGGCTCTGGCTGGCACCTCTCTTGTGACAGACGGCACCTGGGGCGGCTTTTACCTGTGGAAATCCAAGAATGAAAACCGGGCCAAATATGCCCAGCGTTTTCTCAAACAGTTTGCGGGCCAGTATGGGGCGGATGTAGCCCTCCGGGCCGCTGAAATCGTGCTGAAAGACTAAAGGAGGAGATCACACCATGAGCAAGATGAAGGCTCAGACCCTTGTGGACAAGGCGGTGGACATCGCCAAGAACTACAAGACGTTGTATGTCATGGGGTGCTTTGGCGCTCCTATGACGGCAGAAAACAAAACCCGGTACACGCAAAATCACGCCTACAACAAACAGGCGGCCCGCACGGCCATGATTAAGGCCGCCACGGCGGACACCTTTGGCTTTGATTGCGTCAACCTCATCAAAGGCATCCTCTGGGGCTGGTGCGGGGACGCCTCCAAGCGGTACGGCGGGGCCACCTACCCCACCGCTGCCATGTTTGCCGCCGGAGCGTGCCCGGACGTGGGGGCGGATGGCATGATCGCCAAATGCACCGGCGTGAGCACTACCGGCTGGGCATCTATGGTGCCCGGTGAGGCTGTCTGGCTGTCCGGCCATATCGGCATCTATATCGGGGACGGCCTGGCGGTGGAGAGCTCCCCCGCCTTTGCCAACAAAGTCCAGATCACCGCCGTGGCCAACATTGGCAAAAAGGCTGGGTACAGCGCCCGAACCTGGACCAAGCACGGCAAAATCCCCTGGGTGGACTATACGGGGGCCGTGGCGGGCGGCAGCGCCCCGGTGGTATCTCAGCCCACCCAGCCCGACACAAACGCCCAGGGGCCCGCTGTGGGGGCCGTGGTAGCCTTTACCGGCATCCAGCACTACACCAGCTCCAACAGCACCAGCCCCAAGACCTGCAAGCCCGGTGAGGCCAGGGTCACCGCCGTGGCCAAGGGAGCCCGGCATCCCTATCACCTCATCAAGACCACCGGCAGCTCCTCCACCGTCTACGGCTGGGTGGACGCCGCTGACATCGCCGTGGAGGCCTCCGCCGCCATCGCCAAGGGCTCCACCGTCAAAGTCAAGGCCGGGGCCAAGACGTACACCGGCGGGGGCCTGGCCTCTTTCGTCTACGCCAACACCTACACGGTGCTGGAGCTGTCCGGGGACCGGGCCGTCATCGGCCAGGGCAAGGCGGTCACCGCCGCCGTCAACATCAAGGACCTCACCCTTGTGGGGTAAAATAACAGGGAGGTAAAAAGTTATGGAAAGCATTTTCGACTGGTCCGTCATTCTCAGCATCGTGGGCGTCCTGGTGGTGCTCACCAACATCATCGTCCAGGTCCTCAAAAAGCTCACCTGGGACCGGCTCCCCACCAACGTCCTGGCCGTCATCGTGGCCATGGGCCTCACGCTGGTGGCGTTTTTTGCCTGGTGCCAGATTAAGGGCATGGCTGTTCTGTGGTACATGGTGGTGGCCGCCGTTGTGGTGGGCTTTATGGTGGCTTATGCGGCAATGTTTGGCTTTGACAAGCTACGGGAGGTCATCTTGCAGCTTGAAAAGAAAAAGGAGTAAAGCCCCCGGCGGGAAATGCCTCTATTGGGCCCGTAAAGGCCCCCACAAGGGCCGTCAAGGCCGGGAGGGGTAAAGATACCCCCGCCGCCCTGGGTTGGGCTGTTTTTTCCGATGGAAAAAAGCCGGAGGGGCCTGCTGGCCTCTCCGGCTTTTTGCGTCTACGGCATGAGGACCTTTGTGTCCCTCACCACTTTGTCATAGGTGTCCGCCACGTCTAAAAAATCAGTCTTGTGGGCCTCCAGCTTTGCCAGATATGCCTCCATCCTTTTACGCTGTCCAGACGGCGTTTTTAACAGCATGGCCTCCGTTGTTTCTTTTATGTAGCTGTTTTCAAGGAAAGCAATTTTTAGGTCTTTCACGCTGGAGAGCACCTGGTCACACGTTTTGCTTGTCCCCGGCAAAATCCCTTTGCACCCCGCTTTTTCGGCTTGCAGGAGGGTCAACGCTGTCCGCTGTGCCAATGCCAACCGGCTGGTGAATGTGTCAATGTTGGCCGTCTGCTGAGCCAGCTTGAAACTTTCGGAGAGGATGCGCACGTCATTCTCTATCTGCTCTTTTGTGTAGTACATCCGCATATCCCGCAATGTTTCCTCCGGCGCATCCGGCGTGTATTGACTGGCCTCCCGGCGCACGGCCCCCGCTGTTGGGCTTTGCGGCTCCGGCTTTACTTTCTTTTTCCTCAGCAGGAAATAGGTAGGAACAGCGAACAACACCGCCCCCAGCACCATCTCCGCCTTGTGCGTATCTACCGCCAGCCATATAAAAACAGCCACATAAATGACGCAAACAACGCCAAAGAACGCCTTTAGAAACCGCCCCAGCTTTTTCACCTTTTCGCCCTCTCTTTCTTGTTCTTTCTTGACCTTTACAAACCCCATTATATCTGGCCTCCGCCGTGCTGTCAAGCAACAGAGCCTATTTGATAATGACTTGACGGCCATGCAAAGTATAATTACTTTGAAAGGAGGCGCTGCGGATGATTGCGGAGAAAATAAAGGCGTTAAGAGAGGCACGGGGCTGGACACAAGCGGAGCTTGCCCGCCGTATGGGTATCACCCGCAACGGCGTGAACTCCTGGGAGCAAGGGCTTTCCATCCCGTCCCCGGCCAGCATCGTGGAGCTGGCAAAGACCTTTTCCGTGTCCACGGACTACCTCCTGGGCCTGGAGCCTCTGGCCAGCATCAACGTGTCCGGCCTGGATGAGCGGGACGTGGCAACGCTGGCCATGCTTGCGGACCGGCTGAGGGCCACAAAGGATTAAAAAATTGCCCGGCAAAATTTCCTTTTGCACGGGCTTTTTTCTATCTTGACATTATACAACTTTTGTTGTATAATAGAGAAAACGGAGGAGGTGCAGCCCTATGGGCCAAACAAGAAACAAACTGCAAAGCGCACGACTGGCACACGATTTTTCACAATCTGAACTGGCCACCGCCGCCGGTATCAATGGCCGGGTGCTCCAGACCTATGAGCAGGGAGGCCGTGACCTGTGCGGTGCAAAGCTGGCCACGCTCCTCAAAATCTGCCTTGCCCTCAACTGCAAGCTGGAGGACATCTTGCCAGATGGAGAGACGGCGGAGCTGCTGGAGCGATACATGGCCAGATAACAACACACGGGCAAGCGGGGTGGCAACACCCCGCTTTTACTATTTTCTGGAGGTGCAATATGAACCATAAAGGAGCCACCCATTTCACGCTCAATGACCGGCAGACCCTGGAGCGGATGCTGAGAAAAGGCTTTTCAAAGCCTGCTATTGCGGAGGCCCTGGGCAAGTGTGAACGGTCTATCTACTATGAAATAGGCCGGGGCCTGTGCGTCCAGCGCACCACGGACCTCATTGACGTTGAGGTCTATTGTGCGGACGTGGCACACCGCAAATACAAGGCTTTCCTCAAGGAAAAGGGCAAGGAGCTCAAAATCGGCCATGACCACGCCCTGGTCAAGCGGCTGGAGGAGCTCATCATGGTCCAAGGCTTTGCCCCTGGTGCCGCCCTTGCGGAAATCCGAAACAACGGGGAGAAATTTGACACGGAAATCTGTGAGAATACGGTCTATAATTACATCTACCGTGGGGACGTGTTCCTTTTCCTGACCCCGGAGCACCTGCATGACAAGGGCCGCCGCCACTACGCCGCCAAGAGTAAAAAGGAGGCCGCCAGGGCTCCCCGTGGCCAGAGCATCGAAAAGCGCCCGGAGGAGGTCAAGAGCCGGGGCAGCTTTGGCCACTGGGAGATGGACAGCGTCATGGGGTGCAAGGGCTCCAAGCAAGCCCTCCTGGTGCTTACAGAGCGGCGGACCCGCATGGGGATTGTCTTGCTGGTGGAGGACCACACGGCGGCCAGCGTGGTCAAGGCCATCAACGGCCTGGAGCGGCGCTTTGGCAAGCTGTTCTATAAACTTTTCAAGAGCATCACCGTTGACAATGGCTGTGAGTTTCAAGACTTCGAGGGCATAGAGATGTCCCACCGGCGCAAGGGCAAGCGGACCATCGTGTTTTTCTGCCACCCATACAGCGCTTTTGAAAGGGGCTCCAATGAGAACATGAACCGGCTGATTAGACGGTTTTTCCCCAAAGGCACCAACTTTGATGAGGTCACAAAGGAGGAGGTGATGGCAGCGGAGCGGTGGGTCAACAACTACCCCCGCAAGATACTGGGCTGGAAGTCCGCCGCCATGCTCTTTGACCAGGAGCTCCAGGCGGCGTGACGCCTTGACCCCATACAAACGTACCAGCCGAATGGGATTGACCCATCCGGCTGGCTTGCCATGTCATTTTGTTGTGAAAACGCATAAAATCCGCCCGCCCCGCTTGTGCAGGGTGCTAATTTTTCTTGACTTTTGCAAATTTCTCTTGACTTTTAGCGCGGCACGCCCTATGATTAGTTTGCAGGGTACAAGCACCATTAGCTTGCTACCCAGCAAGCTAATTTTTTTATACCTTTATGCCAGAAAAGAGGTGAAAACAGCATGGCAGGCTACGCTTTTCAATCCCTCCAGGCCAGGCAAAAGCTCCAGACACTTTGGGAGGAGCAAGGCCAGACGGCAAAGGCCCTGGCCAATTCCCTGAGCGTGCCCCTCTCCACTGTCTACACGGAGCTGCGCCGTGGCAGATCAGGGGACAGGCTTCCGGACCAGCGCCTCAAATATGACGCTGACCTTGCCCAGCTAAGGATGCAACAGGAGCTTGAGCAGAGAGGCCGCAAGACTGCCAGGGCATAACACCCGCACCGTCAAAACTTCTAACCAAGGAGGAAATCAGACCATGCCCCCTGTCAAGCCCATCATTCTGAACGCACGCACGCCCCAGGGGGAGTGCATCGGAGCCGTCCGGCTCACCCCGGAGGCGGAGCGGGTGGTCCGCCGGTTGAGCTTTAAGACCGGCCTCCCCATCCGCCAGATCGTCTCTGAAATCATCATCCAGGCTGAAAACCTCATCGAGATCAACACCCCCGGCGCTGAGGAGGATGACACCCTGGACCAGAACAACTAAGGAGGAGAACACAACATGAAAGTCCCCGTCTCAAGCATCGCCCCCGGCAAGACTGTCCTCTATCGTGGGGAGCCCTGCATCGTCCTGGAGCACCGTGAGGACGGCACGCTGCTCATGGCCGTGGAGCACATTGAGCACACCTTTGGCTCCAGCAACAACTTTGCCGCCAGCTCCCTCCGGGCCCACCTCAACGGTGCCTATCTGGATGCGCTGACGGAGAGCCACCCGGATGAGATCATCACCCGCACGGTGGACCTCACCGCCCTCAACGGCTCCAAGGAGTATGGCACGGTGGAGTGTAAGGTGGCCCCGCTCACCCTGGATGAGCTCCGCAAGTATCACGGCATCATCCCCAAGCCGGAGGTGTGGGAGTGGTCCGCTACCCCCTGGAGCACCCCCAAGGTCAATGAAGATGATACATGGGTCCTTGGCTTGGACTCCAACGGCAACCTCAACTACTACTACTGCTCCGACACCTACGGCTCCCGCCCCGCTTTCCTCATTCCCTCCACCCTCACCATTGAGGTTGAAGATGAGGAGCCCGTCAACCCGCTGGCGAAATATAGCAAGCTGGAATTGGTGGAGGAACTTTACCGCCGGGAGTGGGTTGAATGATGACCGCCCAAGACCCGTGGGACAAGCCCCGGCGCAACCCCTGGCCCGCCGTTCTGGCTTGTCTCATCCTCCTGGCCGCCGTCTCCCTGTCCTTTGGGCTGGGCGCTATGCTGGCCACGGCCAGGAAGGAGGACAAGCCCCCGCAAGCGGTGACCACCTCCTCCGCCCCTGAGCCGTCTGCCGCTCCGGCTGAAACGCCTGAGCCCGTGCGGTATCGGGATGACATCGTGAGTGAGGGGCGGCTCCTGCCCTATGACCTCCAGGAGCTCATGCAGGACTATTGTGAGGTCTACAACGTGCCCTATGCGCTGGCGCTGGCCATCGCTGAGGTGGAGACACACTTTGACCCGGATGCCGTGAGCCCCACCCACGACTATGGGCTCATGCAGATCAACCAAGTCAACCACGAATGGCTCCAAGGCCTGGGCATGGACCCGCTGACCCACGCCGGAAACATTGAGGCCGGGCTTTATATCATCGGCGGCTACCTGGACACCTACGGGGACACGGAGATGGCCCTGATGGCCTACAACAACGGCCCCGGCGGTGCAAGAAAGCTGTGGGATGCCGGAACATACCAGACGGACTACACCCGCAAGGTTATGACAGCCCTGGAACACTGGACAAGCATTTTGGAGGACTGACCTATGCCCTATTATCGCACCTGCCCCTATTGCGGGGCGCACCTTGACCACGGTGAGCGCTGTGACTGCCAGGACAAGCAGGAGGAGCCCACCGACACTGAAAACAACTAAATTTTTAAGGAGGACATACAACATGAGCAACATGGCAATGACCATCAAGGTGGAGGCCCCTGATCTGGTGGCCGCCCTCATGCGGCTGGCCGCCGCTGTCAACCCGGACCCCAACATCCTGACCCCGGATGAGCCCCGGCCCCAGATGCCCGCCCCCGCTCCGGCGGCCCCCATCGCTCCGCCCGCCGCTCCCCAGCCCCCCGTGGCGGTGCCCCAGGGCAACGTGACGCCCCCTGTGGCGGCCCCCGTGCCCCCCGCCGCCCCGCTGGCCACCACCATGCCCCCGGCCCCTGCTGCCGCTCCCGCTGCCCCTCCGGCTCCCGCTCCGGCGGCTCCCACTGTTCCCGTGACCACCGCCCCCACCTACACCCTGGACCAGATCGCCAAGGCCGGGGCCCCTCTGGTGGACGCTGGCAAGATGGAGCCCCTGCTGGCCCTCCTGAGCCGCTACGGTGTCCAGGCCGTCACCCAGCTTGCCCCGGAGCACTACGGAGCTTTCGCCACGGAACTGCGGGCGCTGGGCGCTCAGATTTAAGGAGGTAACCCATGGCCCCTGAGAAACACGCCTTGCTTTCTGCGTCATCCGCCTCCCGTTGGCTGGTATGCACGGCGGCCCCCCGTTTTGAGGAGGGGCTGCCGGAGCGCACCAGTGAGTGTGCGGAGGAGGGCCGTCTGGCTCACGCCATTGCGGAGCTCAAGGTCCTCAAAAAATCCACCGTGATGACCAACCGCACCTATAACTCCCGGCTCAATAAGCTCAAGAAAGACCCCAGCTACAACCCGGAGATGGACAAGACCACGGACCTCTATCTGGAGTACATCAACGAGCTGGTCATGGGCTATGACAACACCCCCACCGTGGCCGTTGAGGTCCAGGTGGACTTTTCCGCCTACGTCCCGGAGGGCTTTGGCACCTGTGACTGCTGCATCATCGGCGGTGACACCCTCAGCATTGTGGACTACAAGCACGGGAAAGGGGTGCCGGTGGCGGCCAAGGGCAACCCCCAGATGCGGCTTTATGCGCTGGGTGCCCTCAACCGTTACGCCCCCATTTTCGGCGGCACCATCAAAAACGTCCGCATGAGCATCATGCAACCCCGGCTTGACCCGGAGCCCAGCACGGACACCATCACGGTGGAGGAGCTGCGGGCCTGGGGTGACAGCATCAAGCCCATTGCCAGCAAGGCCTTTTCCGGCTTTGGGGAATTTGTCCCTGGTGACCATTGCCGCTTTTGCCGGGGCGAGGCCAAGTGCCGGGCCCGTGCCAACACCTGCACCGCTCTGGAGGACTTTGCCGGATGCGTGCCGGAGGGCTCCCTCACCCCGGAGCAAAAGCAGTCCATGGAGGTTGCCACGGCCAGCGGTATGGAGGCCCCCGGCCTCCTCACGGATGAGGAGATCGGTGAGCTGCTTATCCGGGGCAAGAGCCTTGTCCAGTGGTACAAGGACCTTGAGGAGTACGCCACCACGGCCCTGCTGGACGGCAAGCCCATCCCCGGCTGGAAACTGGTGGCCGGACGGAGCAACCGGACCTTTACGGACCAGGATGCCGCCATCCAAGCCGTCATTGCGGCGGGCTATGATGAGGCCCTGGTCTATGACCGCAAGCCCAAGACACTCTCCCAGATTGAGGAGCTTATGGGCAAAAAGGAATTTAAGGAGAAGATCGGCAGCTTTGTGGTCAAGCCCCTGGGCAAGCCCACACTGGCGGAGGCCTCTGACAAACGGGAGGCCTACAACCCCGCCGCCGCTGACTTTGCGGGTGCGGTGCCGGAATGACCGAAACGGTGTACTTCCGGGCGGACACTTTCCGGGCCACCATCTACCTGCCCAGGCTCCATGAGCTGACCATCACCAACATCCGCAAGCTGCTCCGGCTGGTGTTCTGCTATGACTGGGAGAATGAGGAGGCCATCCTGACCACGGAGCTCTATATCCAGAACGCCGTGGAGGATAGCCTCCAGGCCTGGAAAGAGAAATCCCAGGAATACGCCCACGGCTGGCGCAACCTCAAAGGCCCCTTTGCACCCCGTCTGACCAAGGAGGAAAAGCTCAAGGTCACCAGGGAAAACAACCGCCTGACAGCAGCGGTAAAAGAGGCCAAGCGTACCCATGAGAAATGGGTGAAGATCAACAGCGTTTTCCATGAACTCAGACAATAAAGGAGGATTTTTCCATGTATCAGAATGACCCCGCAAAGGTGCTGACCGGCGAAGTGCGCCTGTCCTATGTCCACCTGATCGAGCCCCGCACCAACAAGCCCGGCGATGACCCGAAATACAGCGCCACCCTGCTCATCCCCAAGACGGACTTTGCCACCAAGGCCGACATTGACGCCTCTATCCAGGCCGCCGCCCAGGATGCGGTGAGCAAGGTGTGGAACGGTGCCGCCCCGCCCCAGCTCCGGGTGCCCATCTATGACGGGGATGGCGTGCGGCAGTCCGGGGAGCCCTTTGGTGAGGAGTGCCGTGGCCACTGGGTCATGTCCGCCTCTACCTTTAACAAGCCCCAGGTGGTGGGCATCCAGAACATCAACCAGGAGCTCCCGCCCCGTGAAGTTTACAGCGGGATGTATGCCCGTGTGACCATCCGCTTTTTCGGCTACTCCAACAGCGGCAATAAGGGCATCGGCTGCGGCCTGGGCAACGTGATGAAAACCAGAGACGGGGAGCCGCTTTCCGGCTCTGCCTCTGCGGCCTCTGACTTTGCCGGTATTGGACAGCCCGGCGGTGCCGCCGCTGACTTTGCCAACCCTGCCCAGGGTGTCCAGCCCCCGGTGGCTCCTGCGCCCGCCTACGGGGCCCCTGTGGCCGCTCCTGCCCCCGCCGCTCCCCCTGCCTACCCTGGGGCCTACCCGCCGCCTCAGCCCGCCCCTGCGCCCGCTCCGGCGGCTCCTGCGCCCTATGGCTACCCCGCCCCCGCCACCACGCCGCCCTGGGGCACCGCCAACGGCATCAACCCCATCACCGGCCAGCCCATGTAAGAGGAGGACATCATGCACCATCTCAGCATTGACCTGGAGACTTATTCCAGCGTGCCGCTGGCCAAGGCCGGGGCCCAAAAGTACATACAGAGCCCGGATTTTCAAATCCTGCTCTTTGCGTACAGCGTGGATGGTGCACCTGTGGAGATCATCGACCTGGCACGGGGGGAATACCTCCCCCCGTGGCTGGTCCAGGCCATCACCTCCCCGGACTACATCAAGCACGCATACAACGCTCCCTTTGAGTGGGGCTGCCTCTCCAAGTTTTTGGGAGCCCTCCCGCCCAGCCAGTGGCGTTGCACCATGTTCCATGGCCTCTATTGTGGCTATACCGCCGGGCTGGAGGCCACGGGGAAAGCGCTGGGGCTCCCGGAGGACAAGAAAAAGCTGAACACCGGCAAGGCCCTCATCCGCTATTTCTGCGTGCCCTGCAAGCCCTCCAAGGCCAACGGCCAGCGCACCCGGAACCTCCCGCACCATGACCCCGCAAAGTGGGAGCTGTTCCGGGAGTATTGCCGCCAGGACGTGGTGACGGAGATGGAGATTGAGCGGCGGCTGTCCGCTTTCCCCGTGCCGGACTTCGTACAGAAACAGTGGGAGACAGACCTTATTATCAACGCAAGGGGCGTGGCCGTTGACATGGAACTGGTGGACGGTGCCCTCTCCCTGGGGGCTACGGTCCGCCAGAACCTTATGACGGAGGCCATGCAACTGTCCGGCCTTAATAACCCCAACAGTGTGGCCCAGCTCACCGAATGGCTCCAGGAGGAAACCGGGGAGGAGCTGGCTGATCTGCGCAAGGACACTGTGGCCCGGCTGCTCAAGGAGGACAACAACAGCCTCAAAGTCCGCCGTATGCTGGAGATACGCCAAGAGCTGGGCAAGACCTCCACCAAGAAATATGACGCTATTGAGGCCGCCGTGTGTGCGGATGGCCGGGTCCGGGGGCTGCTCCAATTCTACGGAGCCAACCGCACCGGGCGCTGGGCCGGGCGGCTGGTACAGGTCCAGAACCTCCCCCGCACCTACACGGAGCCCCTTGACCTGGCCCGTGAGATGGTCCAGCGCCGCAACCTGGACGGGCTCCGGGCGGTCTATGGCTCCGTGCCTGACACCCTCAGCCAGCTCATCCGCACGGCGTTCATAGCGCCGGAGGGTCATGTGTTCATTGACGCTGATTTTTCGGCCATTGAGGCCCGTGTCATCTCCTGGCTGGCTGGGGAACAGTGGCGGCTTGAAGTGTTCCGCACCCACGGCAAGATTTATGAGGCAAGCGCCTCCCAGATGTTTGGCGTGCCCCTGGAGCACATCAAAAAGGGCCGCCCGGAGTACGCACTCCGGCAAAAGGGCAAGGTGGCGGAGCTGGCCCTGGGCTACCAGGGCAGCACCGGGGCGCTCATCAACATGGGGGCCCTGGATATGGGCATCCCGGAGACGGACCTGCCGGACATCGTGAGCCGGTGGCGGGAGGCCAACAAGCGCATCCGTGATCTTTGGTATTCCATGGACAACGCCGCTGTCCAAGTCATCACCCAGGGTGGCACGGTAGGCCTCAACGGCCTCATCCTCTCCCGTGAGTACGACTATAACCAGGGCACGGACTGCATGACCATCACCCTGCCCTCTGGGCGCAAGCTCTATTATGTGAGCCCCGGCATAGGCCAGAACCAGTGGGACCGGCCATCCATCACCTACATGGGCATGGACCAAAAGACCAAGCGCTGGAAACGCATTGAAACCTATGGCGGCAAGCTGGTGGAGAACTGTGTCCAAGCCATTGCCCGTGACTGCCTGGCGGATGCCATTGAGCGCCTGGAGGCCGCCGGGCTGCCGGTGGTGTTCCATGTTCATGATGAAGTGGTCATTGACGTGGCCCCCTGGGCGGATGAGGCCACCATGCTCCGGACGGTGGTGGACATTATGCGGCGGCCTATCTCCTGGGCCCTGGACCTGCCCCTCAACGCAGACGGCTGGGTGGGGCAATTCTTTAGAAAGGACTGAGCCAAATGCTTTGGACCAAATCAAACAGGGCGGACCCAAAAGCCAGAGCGGTGGCAGACCGGCATTATAACCGGCAAAAGCCCGGCTCCCCTCAATTTGTTCCGCCTGGGCGCTGTCTTGTGCTCTACGCTGAAAACTGCAATGGGCGGGCCCTGTGGGTGACTTCCTGGCCCTATGCTCAGTATGTGCGCCACGCATGGGCCGGAGCCTGGATGTGCTCCGCTTTCCGCAATGAGGGTGCCGGTGTTGCCTCTGAGCTCATCCGGGAGGCCGTGGCGGCCACCAGGGCATTTTACGGAGAGCCCCCAAAGCTGGGCATGGTCACCTTTATTGACCGTAAAAAAGTGAGGCCCACTATGGTCCACGGAGCCCCCACCTGGGGGCGGACCTATGCGCTGGCCGGTTTTGAATATGTTGGCGAAACTAAAGGTGGGCTCATGGTTATGCAGCTCCTACCTGAGAATATGCCAGCGCCGCAAGAGCCGGACCTTTACCCAGTACGCCCAGGCGGAGCGCTACCTGGCCAAGCACGGCTTTAAGGCCGATTGATTTTTCCGCCGGAAAAAACACACCTGTTTCCAGGTAGCAACTAATGAAACATTAAGGAGGCCGCTATACTTGCAATATATTGATTTTATCAACTCTAAGGCCACTACAGCCATCCACACTGACAGCATCCGGGTCACCTCTGACCAACTCAATCTACGCCTCTATGCTTTCCAAAAGGACATTGTGCGGTGGGCTTTGGCTAAGGGTCGGGCGGCTATTTTTGCGGACTGCGGACTGGGCAAGACCGCCATGCAGCTTGAATGGGGCTCCAAGGTGTGCCAGGAGCGTGGCGGCTCTGTCCTGATTTTGGCCCCGCTGGCCGTTTCTACTCAGACAGTAGCGGAGGGCCTCAAGTTTGGAATCCCCGTCAAATTGTGTGAAAGCGGGGCGGATGTGGCGCCCGGCATCAACATCACCAACTATGAAAAGCTGGAAAAATTCAAGGGCTGTGTCTTTTCTGGCGTTGTGTTGGATGAGAGCAGTATCCTCAAGTCTTTCACCGGCAAGGTCCGCAACCAGATTATTGATTTTTTCTGCCACACGCCTTTTAGATTAGCTTGTACGGCAACCCCGGCCCCCAATGACTTCATGGAATTGGGCAATCATGCGGAATTTCTTGGCATCATGTCCTATGCAGAGATGCTTGCCATGTTCTTTGTCCACGATGGGGGCCAGACCAGCAAATGGAGGCTTAAGGGGCACGCCCAGGAGATATTCTGGCAATGGATGGGCTCTTGGGCGGTGGTACTGGATAGCCCTGCCACTCTGGGCTATCCGGCGGATGGCTATGACCTGCCGGAGCTGAGAGTGCATCAAATCATTGCAGACGGCGGTGAGCCTGTGACAACCCCTCTGTCTCTCACTGAACGCCGAAAGGCCAGAAAAGACACCATTCTCCAGCGATGTGCCGCCGCCGCTGATTTGGTAAACAGCTCCCAGGACCAATGGCTGGTGTGGTGTGACCTCAATGCTGAAAGTGACGAGCTTACAAAGCTCATCGCCAGCAGTGTGGAGGTGCGTGGCAGTGACAAGCCAGAGCACAGAGGCAATGCCATGATGGGCTTTTCCGTTGGACTACATCACTGTCTGGTAACAAAACCCTCCATTGCTGGCTTTGGAATGAATTGGCAGCAGTGCCACAAAATGATATTTACCGGACTATCGGACAGCTATGAGCAATACTACCAAGCCGTGCGCCGTTGCTGGCGCTTTGGGCAGACACATCCCGTGGATGTCTACATTATCATTAGCAGCCGTGAGGGATGTGTCAAAGAAAATATAGAACGCAAGCAGCGAGATTGTGAGCAGATGCACGCCGCTATGGTGGCCCAGACCAAGGAGATTACCAAAAAAGAGCTCAAAAGTACCTGCCGCATTGCCACTCCCTATGAGCCCGGTGCTGTGATGCGTTTACCCGTATGGGAGGGATTTTCTGCATGAATGTACTCAACCAAAGCATAAGCGAAAAGTTTACGCTCTACCAAGGGGACTGTGTGGATGTACTCCAAGGCATCCCGGAAAACTCCATCCATTTCTCCATCTTTTCCCCGCCGTTTGCGAGCCTCTACACCTACTCGAACAGCGACCGTGATATGGGCAACTGCAAGGATGATGCGGAGTTTCAGCAGCACTTTGTTTACTTTCTACGGGAGCTCTACCGGGTCATCATGCCCGGGCGCCTGGTATCGGTCCACTGCATGAATTTGCCCGCTATGAAAAGCCGGGATGGCTTTATTGGCGTGAAAGACTTTCGTGGAGATATTATCCGAATGTTTATTGAAAGCGGCTTTATCTTCCACAGCGAGGTGTGTGTTTGGAAAAACCCTGTCACTGAGATGCAGCGCACCAAGGCCTTGGGCCTCCTCCATAAGCAAATCCGCAAAGACAGCTCCATGAGCCGCCAGGGGCTCCCGGATTATGTGGTTACTTTCCGCAAGCCCGGTGAAAACCCAGAGCCCATCACACACACGCCAGAGCAATTCCCTGTGGACGTGTGGCAGCGATACGCCAGCCCGGTGTGGATGGATATTAGACAGTCCAACACCCTCCAGCGCAAGTCCGCACGGGACGAAAAAGACGAAAAGCACATTTGCCCCCTCCAGCTTGACCTTATCGAGCGTTGCATTGATTTGTGGACAGCCCCCGGTGAAATCGTGCTTGACCCGTTTTGCGGCATCGGCTCCGTTCCGTATCAAGCGGTACTCATGGGGCGAAAGGGTCTGGGCATTGAGCTAAAAGACACCTATTTTGAACAAGCTGCAAAAAATATGGTTATTGCTGAACAGGAAAACCGGAATAAGACAAATCTGGACCTGGTAAGGTGCCGTTGCCAAAACTGCGGCATCAAAATCTCGGGCAATGTATGCCCCATTTGTGGGGCCGAAATATAGGAGGTGTTACTCCATGGCAAAACGCAAGAAGTACCAACGCCGGGACAAGCCCCGGATATGTGACCCCGGAATGTGTGACCACTGTGTTTACATCGGAGAGGGTGACTTTATCTGTGACAAGGGCCCCGGTGAGCCCGTGATCGTGGTGGAGGACTGGGAGCCCAATGAGAACGCCGGGCGCTGTAAGAGAGGTGAGCACCGTGCCGGGCTGTAAAGACTGCCTCAAGGCCAGTGTGCCCCTCCGCCGTGAAGATGAGGGGAAATATCTGCTTTGTAACGGTGGGCGTGTACCCTTGGACGGCTCCTGTGAGCGTTTCTGCTCTGCCAGTGGGCTCATGGAACAGATGGACCACGCCATCAACCTTGCAAGGAATATACTGGAGGGCCCCCATGAGTAACGGCTTTAAGGTGGCGGAGGTGGCCAACAGCAAAAATGATGAGTTTTACACCCCAGCCTGTGCAATCACCCCTCTGCTCCGGCATCTCCCCCCCCCTTATGTGGACAAGCCTGTCTCTATCTGGTGCCCCTTTGACACGGAGGACAGCCTCTTTGTAAAAATCTTTCGTTTGTTCGGCTACCAGGTGACCGCCACCCACATCTCCGGCGGCTTTGACTTTTTCAAGACGGAGCCCCCGGCCTGTGACTACATTATCAGCAATCCGCCCTACTCCCTCAAGGGAGACGTGCTGGAGCGCTTGTTTTCCCTGGGTGTGCCCTTTGCCATGCTGGTGGGTGTGGTGGGGCTCTTTGAAAGTCAACGGCGTTTTGAGATGTTCAGATCGCACGATTTTGAAATCATGTACTTTAACCGCCGGGTGGCGTATTTCAAGGACTACCAGGAGCAAACGCCGTCCCTCAACCCGCCCTTTAGCAGCGTGTATGTGCGCCGGGGCATCCTGCCTCAGCAGATCGTTTTTGAAGAAATAGCAAAGAGGTGACCAAAATGCCAGACAACAAAAACCCGTTTCTCAATGCCAGCGGGTGCCCTGACCCTACGGCATACCACGCCTTGCGCCCCATCATCCGTGAGGAGGAGGCCCTGGACGCAAAGGTCAATTTTCTCATCAAGGTGCTCAAGTACGTCATAGCGGAAAGCGGCTTTGAGCTGCTGGCCCGCATCGAGCTCCGGGACAAAAAGACCGGGAGGTGCTTTAGATGAGAGACGCTATCGCCATCGACTTTGACGGCTGCCTGTGTGTGAACGCATACCCCCGCATTGGAGCCCCCAACTGGGCCGTGATCGCCAAGGCTAAGGAGCGGCAAGCTGCCGGGGCCGGGCTGATCTTGTGGACGTGCCGGGAGGGCCAGCTCCTCCGGGACGCCGTGGCCGCTTGCCAGAGCTGGGGCCTGACCTTTGACAGCATCAATGAGAGCTTGCCGGACTGGATTGAGGCCTTTAAGAACCGGCCCCGGAAAGTGGGGGCCACCGAATACTGGGATGACCGGGCCGTGAGGCTGCCGTAAGACAAGGAAAAGGAGCAACCCTCCATGCAGTATGACCGCAAAATTACAATCTCCGCCGGAAACAACCGGCGGGCCATGAACTGGACCGCCCAGACCATGCTCATATCTGAGCTATGGGCACGGCTCCAGACCCCCGCCAGGGGCACGGAGACGCTGGCGGAATACCTCAGCATGAAAAAGGCACAGCAGGATGACCTCAAGGACGTGGGCGGCTTTATGGCCGGCACTCTGTCCGGCCCCCGCCGCAAGGCCAACGCCGTCACCGGGCGGGATGTCATCACCCTGGACCTGGACAACATCCCCGCCGGGGGCACGGAGGACGTGCTCCGCCGGGTGGAGGCCCTGGGTTGCGGCTATTGCATCTATTCCACCCGTAAACACAGCCCGGCGGCCCCCCGGCTCCGGGTGCTCCTGCCCCTTGACCGTACCGTGTCAGCGGACGAATATGAGCCCCTGGCCCGGAAGATGGCCGAATACATAGGCCTGGAGCTGGCAGACCCCACCACCTTTGAAGTCTCCCGGCTCATGTATTGGCCCTCCTGCTGTGCGGATAGCCAGTATATTTACACCTGGCAGGACAAGCCCCTCCTCTCCGCCAACGGGCTCCTGGCCCGATATGATGACTGGCGGGACTGCCGCCTCTGGCCCCAGGTGCCGGGCGCTGTGAGCCTCCCAAAGCTGGCCGTCAAGCAGGGTGACCCGGATGCCAAGACCGGCGTGGTGGGCGCTTTCTGCCGCACATATGACGTGTACCGGGCTATGTCGGAGCTCATCCCCGGAATGTATGAGCCGGTGGACAGTATGCCCGGCAGATACACCTATCTGGGCGGCTCTACCACCGGCGGGGCTGTGATCTACGATGACGGCAAATTTTTGTATAGCCACCACGCCACTGACCCATGCAGCGGGCGGCTGGTCAACGCCTTTGATCTGGTCCGGCTCCACCGCTTTGGTGACATGGACGATGAGGCCCAGCCGGGGACGCCCACCAACAGGCTCCCGTCCTATCGGGCCATGTGTGAGCTGGCCGTGCAGGACGTGGGTGTGGCCGCCCTTATGAGCCAGGAGCGCTACCAGGAGGCCGTGCAGGACTTTGAGGGGGTGGGAGCCACCAACGATGAGGACCCGGCCAACTGGATGAGCAAGCTGGCAATCAACACCCAGACGGGGCTCCCAAAAGCCACCATTGACAACGTGTGGATTATTCTGGAGCATGACCCGCTGCTCAAGGGCAAGTTTGCCCTCAACCGCTTTGCGGGCCGTGGTGAGGTCCTGGGGCCCCTGCCTTGGGACACCCGCACGGTGCGCCGCCTGTGGGATGACAATGACAATGAGGGCCTTTACTGGTACATGGAACGATACCACCATATCACCGGCAACGGCAAGATTGACGGGGCCCTCTCCCTCCACTCCACCGCCCACGCTTTTAATGAGATACAGGACTTTTTGGGCGGCCTCCAGTGGGACGGCGTGCCCAGGCTTGACACCCTTTTTATTGACTACCTGGGGGCCGCTGATACCCCATACACCAGAGCGGTGACCCGCAAGGCTTTCACCGCCGCCGTGACCCGTGCCATGATGCCCGGCAGCAAGTATGACAATATGCTGATCTTGGCCGGGCCCCAGGGCCTTGGCAAGAGCACCCTGCTGGATAAGATGAGCCGGGGATGGTTTAACGACAGCATCCGCACCTTTGAGGGCAAGGAGGCCTCTGAGCTTTTGCAGGGGGTGTGGCTGGTGGAAATATCGGAGCTTGACGCTTTCCGGCGCACGGACGTGGCCCGCATCAAGCAGTTTTTGAGTTTACGCACGGACCGCTTTCGGGCCGCCTATGGCCGCCACGTCAAGGAGCTGCCACGGTGCTGTGTCTTTTTCGGCACCACCAACACCAAGGACTTTTTGCAGGACAGGACCGGCAACCGGCGCTTTTGGCCGGTGGATGTTGGCATTGAGCCTGTGACCAAGAGCGTGTGGGCTGATCTGGCGGGAGAGATAGACCAGATATGGGCGGAGGCCGTGGTCCGCTGGCGGCTGGGTGAGCCCCTATACCTGCGTGGTGAACTGGAGGAGGCCGCCAAGATCAAGCAGGAGGAGCACCGGGAAGTCAGCACCCGTGAGGGCATCGTCCTGGACTTCCTTGCAAAGCAGGTGCCAAGCGACTGGGCCAAGTGGCCGCTGGACCGCCGCCGGATGTTCTGGGCGGGCGCTGTGCAGGGTGACCTCAAGCTGGTGGACCGTGACAAGGTGTGTGCCTTGGAGGTGTGGTGTGAGGCCCTGGACGGCAAACAAAAGGACATCCGCTACATTGACACGGCGGAGATCAACGGCATCATTGAGGCCTGTGCGGACTGGCAGAAAGCGGAGAAAACAATGCGCTTTGGCTACTGCGGGGTGCAAAGGGGCTTTGAGAAAACCGTGTAACATTGCCTGTAACATTGGTGTAACATTGACCCCTTGAATGTTACAGGCATTTTGTAACAGGTTACAGGCAATGTTACAGTAAATGTTACGGCTGAAACCGTTGCGCCGCAAGGCTTTCAAGGATTTTGTAACATTGTAACATTTATTTTCTATTGATTGAAAAATAGAGGATTTAGAGAGTATATAAACCGCCTAATCCGCCTAATACGCATAAAAGAA